GCTGTCTGTTTGCTGTCTGTTTGCTGTCTGTTTGCTGTCTGTTTGCTGTCTGTTTGCTGTCTGTTTGCTGCGTGCTGCACGACTTTGTCACGGTATTATGTTACCTTTGGCAAAATCTTAATCAGCCCTGCAACTACCTTTTGCCAAAATATTTATTGTGCTTTTTCAATCTATTATCAACCTTGTTCTACCTTTGTTCTGCCTATTTTCAGTCTGATTGCATTTTTTTGTTGACTTTGCAAAAGACACTTGCTATATCTATTGACAGTTACCAACGCTAACAAACTTGAAAGGAAATTGAAATGACTAAAAAACTTAACCAAATTGAAAAAGAAATTAACAAATACTTAACCAGCGCTGTTAAGAATCTCAAAGGTTATCGTGAGAATATTCAAACAGCATATGAAATATTTGTAGCACACTATAACACAGGCTTAAACTACAATAGCACACCTTTGTTGTCAATTGTTAAGGCTTTGAATACTAACGACAGGCGACAGATGTTAGAATATATCAAAGCTAGCACAAACATAGATAAAGCCATTTTTACAGATAAAGGTTGCACATTGAAGTTTATAGATGTAAAAAATGAAAAAGAGCCTATGCAGGTTGACAATGACTTTATCGATAATCACAAATGGTTTGAAAAAGCTGAAAAAGCTGAAAAAGCACCTTTGAATCTATCGACAGAGCAACTCGAAAGACGCTTAAAAACTTTGGTAGACTTGATTAACACATCTACAAACATCACCAAAGAGAAAGCAAAAGAGCTTTTGACAGGCGCTATTAAGTTAATCAAATAACAACTTATAACAAGGCTTATAATATACCTTGACAATCTCAAACAAATATTGTAAGCCTTGATACAAGTTGTTATAGAAAAGATAACAAGCCTCTTATTGAGCCTGACACAGACAAAAGCATTTCTTCGGTTATGTAAGTAGTTGTGAAAGGCAATGATAAGACAGGTAACAGGCTGTTAATAAACCTAAATGGGTTGTGGACACACTCCTAACAGCTACAAAGATAAAGTGTGAGAGATTCTTTTAGACTCTTTTAACTTGATTGACTTACACAAGTATGTTTTCACATCTTTAATGTGTTTGTGTAAATCAATTATAGGAGATTGCTGTATGTTAAATAAATATATTCTACAGTCCGTTAAAAATCGTTTGCATAAATCAACTGGACACAATAAAAACAGTTATCAAATCAATGTTACAAATCAATACAGGACTTTGATAGGCAATAGAAAATTTAAACTGTCTATTAGAGATAATAACAACGGTTTGAATGCTGATATCAGGGATTTAATACGCCGTGAATGGAAGAAAGCAGGCTTTACACCAGCACAATTAAAGGCTGTAGGTATTGTAAAAGCAATGCAAGTATTGAATCAGAAATGATAACATCAATTTAAAGGGCTATTTTCAACTCATACAGAGGCTTTACAGGGCTTGCATAAGGAATCTATGCAGGCTCTTTTACTTTGCTCTGTATGGACAGAAAATACCTGTTAAAATCGATTGGAGGAAAACACAATGGACACACACCAGTTGTTAAAAGAAATAAATCAGTTGTTAATAGATATTGAACTGTCTGATAACAGCAAAGACAAAGCAATTATAAAAGCTTTCATCAACCTGAAAGTAAAAATGTTAACTGGACTTGTAAAAGATATGTAAGGAGAGCTGTAAAAATGCCTGATAATAAACGTAAACAAATGTTAACTGACTTAAACACCAGATTGAAACTGTTAAAAGCTGAAGTAAATCAGATGCTGGCTTGTCAAAAGAATGGACACAGACCTGATATAGATTCTGTTAACAGACTTAAAGAGTCTTTAGAATATTGTAGACACCTTAAGAGGACTATTAAAGTTAATACCAGCTTATACCAGCTTATGAAAATCTAATGACAGTCTTGTATAGGGTTGTTAACAGAGTGAAAGTTGATACAAGTCTATCATCAACTATCATCAGACTTGTATCAGTCTTGTATAAGTCTTGTATAAGTCTGTTAATAGTTATTATATATAATATTTAATAATATATACTACTACTATCTGTTAACAGAACTTATATCAGACTGTTACAAATTTTTTACTATCTGTTATAAGTCTTATATAAGATAACTGATATCAATCTGATAACAATTTGTAACAGTCTAGTAACAGACTGATATCAACTATTAACAGTCTTTTAATAACTGTTAATAGATTATATCACCCCCTTAACGGACTGTGTCCTTATTATACACAATTTCGACAGACTTGTCAAGTAAAAAATGCAAGCTGTTAACAACTATTTGATAGAATGGAGGAAATTTGATATGATAACAACTCTGATATATCTTTATGTGTCTTACATCTGGCAGATAGAGGCTAACAGAGAACTGTTTGCATACATTAGCAGCTTTGAATTATTTATAGTTGGTATCAGTATGTTAACAGCTTGGTTGGAGATGAAGTAATGCTACACCCTGTGTTTTATTTAGAGAAGAAGAAAGCCTTTAAGCTGACTACAGAAGATATAATCCAACTCTTCTACAAGGCTGTTGAGAAGTGGGAGAGACGCCCTTTAGGAACTGGAGAGAGATTATTAAAGCTACACAACTGGAAGAGTATCTGCTATGTGTATGGTAGCAATCTGGGTTATTACTTTCTGAGTTCTCAAACTTGCCGTATTCAAGATTGTTCGTGGGATTATTTAAGTTCTACTAAATGTGATATAGTAGATGTGTTAATATATCTTGGAGATGGTGAAGACTTAGGAACGCTTTAGAAGCCCGTAGAGAGGCAGTTGATAGTTTCAGGTAGGGATATACCAGAGGCTGTCAAGATTCCTCTGTACGACCAGAAAAAGGGCCTTAGCATCGATGTTTATAATGGAGATAGGATAATGACAACACGACACCCAGTTTTTTATGCTGTTAATAGGTATGGTCACAGCACTAGACAAGACTTGATAGAAAGATTTAGACAGGCTGTTGACAACTGGTATGTTGCACACAATCTACCGCAGGCTGATAGAATACCTCACTGCTATGATTACATTGTTAGCTGGTGGTTGACAAGACCTTTTGTAGTTCTGTTCCCAACTGGTTTAAGGATTACAGAATGTGACTACTTAGATATTAAAGAGCAGGCTGTAAAAGATGGAGTAGATATTATCAGCCTTGATGAAGGTTATTTAGGAGAACTATAATGTTTAAGAGAAGATACTTATGGATTGATATGGACACTAGCAAAAGTTCTGTTGAGGAAATGGAAGAGGTCTTTCAAAAGGTGTTTGGCACAAAACAGTATACATCTTTTGCTCTTCGAGTATTTCGTCGCCGTCTTTGCCACCTTTATTGTTACAATACTATGGGCTTACAAAATATTGTATGGGGAGAGACCTGTTACAGCCCTATTGAAACACTGGAGGAAAATGTTGAAGTCATTCCTTTGTCTTCAATACTGTTGGGTGAAACTAGCATAGGGACTTTATAAAATGAACAAATGTATCTTGATTATATCTTTACTCACACTTGCAATAGCTGTTCAAGTACAGATGCAGGTGAACACAATCTTTGACTTGCTTGAAGATACTGTGTGTGAAATTGAAATTAACACGGAGATAAGCTATGAATGAACCTTTAACGGAACTACACACAGGTATGAGAATGCGAATACAGTTTAAACAAGAGCATTGCATACGTCAAAAACCTGCATCAGTTCTTGTGTATTTTTATGAACCAACTTGTGCCTTCTATCTGTGCTCTGATAGTGATGTGATGTGTGGTGCTAACAACCCTGCTGTCTGTTCGGCAACAGGTCTTGAATATAATTGGGTACTTCAAAGTGGTTGGGCAGAAGGTGTGAAAGACTTTAATCACTTCTTTGAAGTGCTGTCTTTTGAAGATTCTCTAGGCGAACTAGAGTAACCCTGCAGAGGTATACCTGCATAACTTTAACATAAATATTGAAAGGAAAATGAAATGAACATTAACGATTTGATTGCTGCTCTTCAGTCTGCTGCTGCTGCTGGTGTAACAACTGTCAACTTTGATAAAGGCTCTGTTGATACCGCTGCTCCTGTTGTTGAAACACCTGAGACAGACTTTGAAGTTGGTGATGAAGTTCTTGTTTGTCACATTAAAAAAGATGGAACAGGTTCTAAACACACTATGGGTATCGTCACAGAAATCTTGCAACAGGATGATAAAGGATGGTACACACGTGTTACTGGTGACAACGGCTGTCATTACAGAGTTGGTTTGAAAGTAAATGAAGAACGTCTGGGTTCTAAAGTCATTGGTTACTTCGATGAAGACGGTGACTTGGTAACTGTAGAAGACTAACAACATAGGCGGGGGCGAAAGCCCCCGTATCATTATCAATAGTGAGGGATGAAATGGAGACAAGAGATATGTTGGTGACTCTACGAGCTGTAGAGTTTCTGTTTAAAGGTGTAGACATTACACCACTGGTCTATGAAGACTATAAAAAATATGTTGACAGCTCTGGTAAACTGGTAGAAGACTTTACAGTTCCTTTTGTTGTCAAGTTATCAGATGAAGCAAAATCTTTCTTAGGTTTGTACTATCCTTATGTAACACAAGACCCAGACAACTTTAAAAACTTCCGTAATGTATCTGATGATATACTTAAAAAGATGGGAAGGTCTGCTAATCTGGTGTTGCAATATGATAATCTGGTTGCGGTTATGCAAATCCTTTATAAGTCTGGTGTATGTAAATATGTTGGTGTTGATAAAGAGCTACTGGATAAAGACTTTCAACAGAAGATGCAAGCTGTCAGAGAATCTTGGAGCTACACGCAGGACTACAGCTGTCCGATCAAAGAGACCTTGACAAAGACTGTTCAGGATAAAGAGATAAGAACACTGTTGGCTCTGTGTCAGTATCCTGAGGGGCTGGCATCAAAGATTTATGAATACTTTAAGACTGACCATGAGTTTGTATTAAGTAAGTTTAGAGACTTTAAAGTAATTGACAACAGAATCTATATCCCGCTGTCGGAAGCTGACAAGTATGATATTGAAAAGACTTACAAAGACAATCCACAATACACAACAGCTGATATCAACAATGTAGATGCTATTGTCATCTCTAAAAATCCTGCTGACTATTTCTATTGCAGCTATGGTAACAAGTTTCAATCGTGCTTTTCACTGAACTCTTCAATGAGTTGTTGGTATGGCTACGTTCCTTATTGTATTACTCCAGAATCTTTTATGATTTATGCAACATCTGGTAGCGCCCTGAAGACAACTGTAATCAATGGTAATAAATTCCACAGTCCTCAGATGTTCTGGAGAGCTTGGGGATATGCTTCAGCTAAAGGTGACCTGATTGTAGACAAGAAATATAGAGCTTGTGACAGGTCTGCCGATGCTTTGATTGAGTGGTGTTGTAAGTTTTTAACAGAGAAGTTTAATGCAATCTGCGATGGCCCACATCAAGGAGATACAACAAGACAGCTGTATCAGAGAGGTGAAGGCATTAGAAATATCTGGGACACGTATGGTTTAAGATTTTATTCAGACTCTTTACGAAAAGGTCAAGGAAATAATATCAACTTTAGATATGGTTCAGGACAGTCTGTTGATGCTACTTACAGAGCACCTTGGACAAAACGTTACGAGAATTTTCAAAGCTTTGCAGATACTGTTAACTCTGTCTCAGACACCTTAAGCCTTGATAAACCTATAGAAATTAGTGACAGTGGTTACTTATTCAATCCTAAGATATGTCCTATCACAGGTCTGAAGATAGAAGAAACAGAGGACAAACACTATCTTTCAAAGTACTTGTCACATCCTGTAAAGAATCTGTTGCCTGTCTTTTACTACAATGGCTACGTCTTCTTCGACTCCATTACAAATCCTAAGTCACAATTAGAAGCTCCTATTAGAGTTGCTGACGATTATAACGCAGACTTTTCTAGGGGTATTCTTTGGATTGGTAATGTTAAACAGACCTGTATAAAGAAAGTAAAGCTGTCATCATTGAAAGAGTTTATTAAAGGTAACATTGATAAATCTTTACCAGCTTATGATGCTATCCTGTTGAAATATCTGGATAAAGATAGAGTTATTCATCAAGTATTTTATAAGAAAGGTAAGTAATATGAAAGACCTTCTACAACTTTATCAGATTTATTCTGTGTCTGAAACAGCTGGAGAGAAGAAGATTGCAGACTGGTTGCAGACTAGGATAAAGGAACTTGGAGTGGAAGTTGTCAGGATTGATAATACCTTGTATCATTTTGAGAAAGGTAATAAAGTAATGCTGTCAGCACACCTTGACCAAGTAGCTACAAACGGTCCTGCAAAGTACCTGTATCAGGAAGAAGACAGCACTATCAAAGCCTACAACAAGAACTGGCAACGGACTTCTCTCGGTGCTGATGATAAGAATGGTGTCTGGATTATTCTCAAGATGTTAGAAGCTGGACACAAGTTTGACTTCATCATTTCAGAGTGTGAAGAGATTGGTGGTTACGGTATTGCTAAGGTAGAGTCTCTACTGGATTCATCAACAGCTGAGTATTGTCTTGTGTTAGACCGTAAAGGTAACACAGATATTCTGAACAAAGGTGGTGCTACAACTTATTGTGAGTCTCTTGCATACAACTTGAAGAACTTCTGGCAGTCTGGGTTCAGTGTAGTGACAGGCGGAATGAGTGACACACAAACTATTTGTAAGTATAAAGAGTCCATCAATATGTCAGTAGCTTATGACAAACCTCACACAGCTAATGAAACAACAGACTTCAACAGACTGCAAGAGATTGCAAAGTGTGTAGAGAGAGTTGTTACAGGTGAGTTCGTACACTACGCAGCTAAACCAGATGACTATAAAGACACAACATCTTATAAAAGCTATCAAAGATACAGTAAATGGGAGGATTTATATGCCTAATGATACAATTGTTTTCGTACCTAATAAGTACTACTTAGCAGACTATGCAGGGTACGTATCAGGCCCTTACAAATCTTATGAACAGGCCTTGACAGCTTCAGTAGATAGTGATATAATGCTTATCGCTAGACCTGTTAAGGAACTTAGACACCCTAAACCGGTTGTCAAAGAGATTGTCATAGACTTTGTAAAGAAAGAATACCGGATTGACAAGGACACTAAAAAGATGTCAGAAGACTTCTTGAAGAACTGGGAAAAGAATGTTGAAGAAGCTTTGAAGACCTGTGTCAACACAAAGATTATTGGTAAACCACCTGTTAAAGGAGTGTTGTTAAATGAGATGTCAGATATGTAACAGAGAAACTAACAACTGGCAGAAGGATAAAGATGGACACTACATATCTATCTGTAGTCGCTGCCGGACTATCGTAAGAGAAACAACAAATATTTATCAAGACTTCGATGAGGATGATATCAAACTGTTAAAGGCAGCTGATAGAGACTTGCAGAAGTATGCAGAAGGAGACACAACAGATGTACAGACTAGTAGAAGGACCAGACGGAAGAGTGTTAAAAGACCTGTACTTTGTAAAGAATCCAAGACGGTCTGACGAAGGTGTTTTTTTAATGTCAGAAGAGTACCAGGACATGTTGTTCATATATCAATACGGTTCTGGCTGGGATGTGAAAAACAGAAAAGAAATATATAATGATTTAACACCGATACTTGTTCAAGTTGAGAATGACATTGGTAAAGAGGCTTATTCAAGACTGACCAAAGGTTGGTGGTATGGTTGGAGCGCCCCATTAGCTAAAGGATATAGGCTGATTAAAGCTGATAACTTTTTGATAGGAGAATTGTGAAGATGAAAATATATTTAGTCTTTCATCGTGAGTATGACGCAGAGGCTGAACTTTGGGACGTCTTTGACGGCATTGCTTACACAACTAAAGAACTGGCACAAGACTACTGCAATAAAGAGAACACGTTTAACAACGACCCTGATACTCAATACTTTATAGAGGAGGTAGAAGCAGATGACTGTTGAAGAACTGATGAGAAAGCTGTCTGCATTCCCTAAAGATATGCAGGTGAAAGTTTCGGCACTGATTGTTGAAGACATTGATAGTGTCACACAAGACGGTGAAGAGTTTGTTAAAATAATTTTAAAAGGAGGAAAGTAATGTCTGTTAAAGAATCTATGGAAAGACTTGCAAAAGAGAATGGTGCAGAGTTGTCACCAATTGCTGACAAGATTATCAGAGTTAAGGAGAGAGCTATTGACGAGTATCAATGTCCCTGTTATCCGAATGACCCTGAACATTTCTGCATCTCTCAACTGTGTAAGACAGAGCTGATGACAAAAGGTAAATGCCACTGTGGGTTGTTTGTCAAATGTCTTTCGAAATAAATAAATACATGAAAGAGTGGCGGGAGAAGCAGAATGAAACCTTTAAAGATGATTGTGATTGGGCTTATTACTGTATTCTTAATGCTCTTGATAACATAAGACAGATTGTGATGGACCGATATGGCAACTTAAATGCTGCTGCAAGGGCTATAGGAAGCTCGAGGAAAGCTTTGGTTGGATTTCTTGATGCCCGATACTTGGTTGGCATGAGAGCTTTCTGCAAGTACTGCAAAGCCTTTAACATTAGTCTTCATTATGCCTTCTTCAAGACTGGTGAGAGACAGTGGAACATCAAAAAGATATCTTTCACTAACTTGAAGAAGACTTATGATGATAGTTATTGGATGTGCAAGTACTACAGAATTGGCAGCAGTATTAGTATGGCTCTTGCAAGAAGGTCTAACACAGTCCCGTTAAAGTATGTGTTAAAGATTGCTAAGGAACAGAGAAAGAATGTTGACTGGTTGTTAGGAGGAGATGATGGCAGTTAAGAATGAAGACACAGCAATAATCTGTGACCAGAAGTTTAAGTCTCTGAAAGACTTTCAAAAGTTTATCAAAGACTTCTACAATACAGAATGCTACTCAGGATACGCTGAAGAGATTGCTCTTGATGAAAGTAGATATGACTACTTCATTTATCTTGACACAACTATAGATTTTTTTCCTTCTGTCTACGGTGGTTCACCTGAAGAGATAAGGTATCTTGATAAAGGTAAAAAGATTATACGTATGTCAGAACATGATAAATACTTTTATGGAAACTTAGGAGGTTTGTAATGATGAAACAAAGTATTGTACTTTCACTTTTAACATCACTGTATCATTTTGCCAACATGGTTTTCTATAGATACATCCAAGAAGTATCACAGGTTGATTACTATTGGTTTATGGGAACTGTGTTTGGTATCTTAGGTGTGTTGTTAATTTGTATTAGAGGTAATGAGGAATAAACTATGGCGAACTTAAGCAAAGCACATCTGCCGTGTCCTGATTGTGGCAGTCACGATGCCTTGTCAAAGTATGATGATGGTTCTACATACTGCTTCAGCTGTAACACATATCATAAAGGTAAAGTGACAGAACACATCAGACTCGCAGAAGATGCTATCAGTACATTAAGACCTGATGCAGGTGTGTATCCAGTTGATGGCATACCTGATAGAAGACTTACTGCAGATACTTGTAAGAAGTATGGTGTCAAAGTTGTGGTGCAAGCTGGTGGTATTGCTCAACATATCTATCCATACTATGACAAATCTGGTGCGTTGTCTGCACAGAAGATTAGAACAGTCTCTGGTAAACAGTTTCATACTCTAGGTAATATGCACAAAGGCACACTGTTTGGTCAGAATCTGTTTCCAGCTAAAGGTAAATACATCACAGTCTGTGAAGGGGAAGTGGACTGTATGTCAATATATCAGATGCAAGGTAGCAAGTATCCTGTAGTGTCTATTAAGAATGGGTCACAAGATTATAGAACTGTTAAAGATAACTACGAATACCTTGACAGCTTTGACAACATCATCATCTGCTTTGATGGAGATGAAGCAGGTCGTAAAGGAGCACAGAAAGTTGCTGAGATACTGCCACCAAAGAAAGTAAAGATTGTCAAGATGCCTGATGATATGAAAGATGCTAATGAATTTCTTAAAGCAGGCAAGGTGGAGGATTTTCAGAATCTCTGGTGGAAGGCTGAAGAGTACAAACCACAGGACATTGTCAGCATGGACGAGATGTGGGAGAGACTTCAAGAGTTCAGCACCAGTCGTTCTTACATACCTACACCGTGGCAAGGATTGAATGAGATGATGTATGGTGTCAGACCTTCACAAGTTGTTGTGTTTGCTGCAGGCTCTGGTCAAGGTAAAGCTATCAGAATGAATGAACCGGTACTGACTACAACAGGATGGAAGCTGAACAAAGATCTGAAAATAGGTGACCAGTTAGCATCTGTTGATGGGAAACCTTCAGAAGTTATTGGTATTTATCCTCAAGGCCAGCGACAGATGTACAAGATTACTTTCAGTGACAAGAGAACAGCTGTGGTTGATGGTGAGCATCTGTGGGAGATTCAAAAAGGCTCTAAGGGCAAGTGTGTGGTAAACACATTGGAGATTAAAAGATTACTGACATTTCCTAAGTACCATAGACACTTGTCGATACCTTTGTTCACTGGAGAATACGGTGTACCTAATACAACAGGTGTAGATATGTACACTCTCGGTTTTCTATTAGGTGATGGTAGTTTGGGAAGTACAGGTATTCAGTTTACAACAGCTGATGAAGAAGTGCTCCAACATATTAAAGGAGAAGTGCACAAGCTTTCAAACAAATATGCCTACAGTATTGTTAAAGAATCTAGACTACGTCAATATTTAGTTAACAACGGTCTTAATACCACTGCAGTTTTCAAACATATCCCGGAAGAATTGTTTTCACTTTGTCGAGAAGAACGTCTAAGCCTTCTGCAAGGTCTTATGGACTCTGATGGTAGTGTTGATAAGTTTGGTTTTGTAGAGTTCTCTAGTATCAGTAAAAAACTGGCAGAAGATACAGCAAGACTTGCACAAAGCCTAGGGTACATTACCAACGTTTGCGAAGGAGACGCTAAATTAAATGGGAAGGTTACTGGTAAAAGGTATCGATTCGTTATTCGAGGGAAGTATTCTAAGGAGCTGTTTAGATTGTCTAGAAAACGAGACAGAATAGATGAGAGCAAGAAAGCAAAACCTTTAACTATCTTAAGTGTTGAAGAAGCTGGAGTGGAAGAAGCGCAGTGCATTAGAGTATCCCACCCGTCTGCCTTATTTATTATGGGGCAGTACATTGTTACACACAACTCGTTGTTTCTTAAGACATTCATACAGCATATCTTGAAGACTACCGATATCAGAGTTGGCGCATTCTTCTTAGAGGAAGTGGCAGAGGACACAACAATATCTTTAATGTCGTTAGAAGCTGGCATCAACTTGCGCAAGCCTGATATCTGGCAGGCGCAGAAGACTGAAGACTTGAAGAGATGGTTTGATGCTGCTTGCGCTGGACACAGATTGGATTTGTTTGATGGGTTTGACTTCGATGATATCGATCTGTTGATAGATAAGATCAGATACCTGTCACGTGCAAGAGATTGCAAAGTAATCATTCTCGATCACATCACAATGGTTGCTGAAGGGTCTGAAGAGAATACTGTCGCCAAGCTGAACAAGCTGATGGCAGAACTGAAGAAGGTAGCTGTTGCAGAATCTATTGTCATACTGGCGGCGTGCCACTTAAGGAAGTCGGCGAATGCTAACAAGACACATGAAGAGGGTGGTCACGTATCGCTAGATGACCTCAAGAGTTCTTCAAGTATTAAGCAGCTGTCTGATGTTGTAATAGGATTGGAAAGGAATAGTCAAGATGAAGATAAAGTCAAAGCCAATACCACAGTTCTACGTGTCCTTAAGAACAGAGACTTTGGTACAAAAGGTCCGGCTGCAGCTGTGGTTTATGACACAGAAACCACGAGACTGGTTGAGACATCTCTGGATGAAGTTATGTCTGATGACATCTAGAAGATGTGCTTACTTCTTGGATGATGAATTGAGGCCAACTAGGCTCAGAGTTATCAGAGCTATTAAACCACAGCTGTCAGATAGTATTGAGAACTACCTGTATTGTCCGTATCTGTGTGTGACAAACGTCTCCAGAACTGGTGAGACTCTTTCAGGGTATGTTATCAGGAAGTCTACAGAGAAGCCGCACTTTATGACTATGGATACTTTGAAAGATGTCACCTGCTATGGGGTTATCCGTCACATAGGTGATACAGATGGTGATAGAGAACTAGGAGAACTTTAATGTTGAAGAAGACCATTTGCGATATTGAAACAGATGGCATCGAGAACTGTAAACATATCTGGTGCTGTGTCTGTAGAGATGTAGAGACAGGAACTGTAACAATTTTTAGAGAAGGAGATAACAAACTTGCACAAGATTATTTTAAAAATTATGACAGGGTTATTGGACACAATTTTATTAGCTTTGATAGCTATTGGTTACGTACTCTATGGGATGTTCACATTCCTCTTGCAAATATTATCGATACTCTTGTGTTGTCTCGTCTTGCTGACAGCAGCCGTAAGCAGCATTCTCTTAGGGATTGGGGAGAGCGCTTGGGAGTTTATAAAGATCACCATGAAGACTGGTCCCAGTGGTCTAAAGAGATGGAAGAGTACTGTGTCCAAGATGTTAATGTCACTTTCTATGTCTATAAAGAGCTGCAAAAAGAGCTTAAAGGATTTACTCGAGAGTCTGTGGAACTAGAACACAAATGTCAGTATCTGTTAGCAATACAACAAAGGAATGGTTTCAAGCTGAACAGAGAGCTGGCAGTAAAGACTAAGACAGAGATTGACACAAGATACTTCGAGATTATTTCACAGCTTAAAGAACTGTTTCCACCACGACAGGTGAAGAAATATTCTAAAGAACTGTGGAAGGTTAGAAGAAACCAAGATGGAACTATTAACAGCGTGTCACAGCGTATCTTAGATGGTGGCTTGCTGGAAAAAGTTGATGAAGATGTCTATAGAAGATACTCCTACGAATGGAAAGAGTTCTCTATTGACAGTCCATCAGAGATTGTAGAGCGACTCAAAGGCTACTGGAATCCCTATATCATGACTCCTACCGGTCAGCCTAAAGTCTGTGAAGAAAACCTTAACACTCTGAAAGAAGATGCGCCCGACTCCCTCAAGCTGATAAAAGAGTGTAAGGTATTGAAGAGTCGCTCTACACTGATACAATCATACTTCGATGCCTGCGATGAGAATGATAGAGTGCATGGACAGGTGTTAAGTATTGGTACAGCTACTCACAGAATGGCACACAGAAACCCTAACACTGGTAACATTCCTTCTAAAGGTTTGTACGGAGCTGTATGTAGAGAGATGTTTACAGTTGGTGAAGGACGTAGGCTGGTTGGCTGTGATGCTAGTAACATTCAGCTAAGAGGTCTGTGCCATTACATGAGAGATGAAACATTGCGCTACAACATCTTGCATAAGGATATGCACTATTACTTTAGCACTCTTTACGGACTTAACCCAGCTGATAAAGAGTATGATGAGAGCAATAAAGACATGGTAGCAGGTCGTAAGAAAGGCAAGACATGTACGTTTGCAATTATCATGGGTGCTGGTGTAGCTAAGATAGGGCAGATTCTAGGTGGCTATGAAAAAGGGGTAGCAGCTTTCCAAGGATTGAAGAAGAACTGTAAAGGTTGGTCAAAGTTTCAGAAAGAGCTTGAATACAGAGCAGCACTAGGCTACTTCATAGGTCTTGACGGACGTAAGATACCTCTTAAGAATGCACACTTTGCTATGTCAACTTATCTACAGGCTTATGAAGCTGTCTGTATGAAGTGGGCTATGGTGCAAGCTTATGAAAGAATTAAAGCAGCTGGATTAGATGCCTTTCAAGTTGCTGTGGTACATGATGAGATGCAATGGGACTGTGCAGAGTCTGATGCAGAACAGGTAGGAAGTATTCTACGGCAATGCATTAGAGATGCAGGGGAACATTTTCATTCTTACTGTCCTCTTGAAGGAGAATACAAATCTGGTTTAAATTGGGGAGAAACACACTGATGAATACAATGTTATTAGACTGGAACACAACTGTTGAAGATGTTATGGGTACTTTTCCAAACGTACACTGGTCTATTGCAAGATGTACTGGTGTCATGAACACAATAGAGTACTCTAAAAGAACTGGCAAAGTGTTCAGTATCTATGTAGATGAAGACAATATACCATATTTACAACAACTGAAGGAGGTACAAGAAGAGTGTTAAAATTCTATTACGGAACTATGGGGGCTGGTAAGTCAACAGAAGCTATCAAGACATTTACAATGTATGAGAGAGCTGGTAAGAAAGTGAAGATGGTCCAAGCAAATCCTGGTGGAGATGGTGTAGATTACAATGGCCCTGGTTTTGTCTCTTCCAGACTGTGTCAGAATGATATGCCTGCTTACATCTTTACTAAGGTTGACAACATCCCGGACAAAGACTATGATATGCTGATAGTAGATGAGGTACAGTTCCTGCCTCCAGCTGAAATAGATAAGTTAGCAGAACTGGTAGATGACCATGACAAGACTGTTATATGTTATGGACTGAAGACAGACTGCTACGGTAATTTGTTTGATGGCTCTGCAAGACTGTTAGCAATTGCTGATGTTACTAAAGAGCTGTCATCAATATGTGACATTTGCCACGACAGACCTGCTACTAGACACCTAAGGTATCGTGGTAATGAACTGGATACGGGTGGTCACAGCCCCTTCCAAGACAAGAGCACAGAGCATGTAGAATATAAATCAGTCTGTCGCCAGTGTTGGAAGAAGGAGATCAACAGATGAGTAAACAAGACAGGGATGAGGAATTCTACAGCTGTGCTGAAGCCTTTGCGAGACTAGTAGACAAGTCTCATCCAGAGCTGGTTTCTTGGTTTGTTAAAAACTTTCCAACAGTATGGGAGGAACACAATGAAAGTCTTATGGAGAAAGATTAAGTGTCTGCTAGGGTTCCACGAATGGACTGTAGTGTACACTTTACAGCATGTACCGACTGGCTACGGTTTCTATATGACTAAGCTAATGCCTGTTCGAGAATGTATACATTGTAGAAGGAGAAAGAAATATGAAAGTAAAGCTTGAGTTTGATACAGATTCTGAAAGCTTTGACAGATGTGAATACAATCAAGTAATGAAAGCATCTGATATGGCTTGTGCTATCTGGGATCTGGAACAAGCAGTCAGAAGTTGGTATAAGTACCCCACAGATACAGAGCCTCTGACAGCTGATACACTGCATGATAAGTTCTATGAGATTCTTGCAGAAAATAACATTAACATAGATGACATTATGGTGTAAGCTATGAAAGACAATAAAGAGTACTACTACAAGCTCTGTTATAAGAATGATGATGTTGAGATTGAACACAAGTTTAGTGCTGACCTCAACCTTAGAGAGCTGGTATCACACTTCCAAGACTTTATGAAAGCTTGTTCATGGTTAGAATCACAGGCTGATGAAGTTCAGGTAGTAGAAAACGATTGACTTTAACATATTATTGTGCTAAGATGTACTAGTAAACAACATAGGAGATTGCTTAAATGGCAAACAAAGAAGTTATATTGAAGAATGTAGAACTGAGATGGGCTTACTTAGCTGAGCCGCAGACCAAAGGGGAGTTTGCATCAAACAAATATCAGGTTGATGTAGTTCTCAATAAGGATACTGCAGCGCAGATTAAGACTATCCTCAGTCCTCGGCAGTCTATCAAAGAAAAGGATGGAGAAATGACAGTGGCTCTTAAGTCATCTGTAAAACCGCATGTGTATATCAAAGAGAACGGTATCAAACGTCTCATGTCTGATGAAGAAATGAAGAAAGTTGGTAACGGTACTAAAGCAATGGTTAAAGCTACACAGTACACAACAAAGAAGTACGGAGCTTTTGCAGGGCTTGGTGCTATTCTAATTACAGACTTGAAACAGTACTCAACAGATGATGACTTCGGTGATGACGATGGTGACGTCTTTGCTGAGTCTGTTGAAGACGATGGCGAACTTATCTAGTCTTGTAGAGGATATATACAAAACCTTAGAGGGCTGTGAGAAGATTAGTGATGAAGATATATCTTTCCTTTCAACACAGTTAACACAAACCATCACCAGTCGCCTCTCACAGTCTTCTAAACATCGTACACATTTGTCTCTATCATCAATTGGGAAACCTTTGAGACGACTCTGGTACGATATGAAAGACCCTATAGAAGCTGATGACATACCTGTACACGCACAGTTGAAGTTTCTATTCGGTGATATTATTGAGACACTTATTCTATGGCTTGCTAGAATCTCGGGACATACTGTTACCGATCAACAGAAGGAAGTGAATCACTATGGCATCATTGGGCATATTGACAGCATCATAGACGGGGAAGTTGTAGACGCTAAATCAGCCAGTCCACGCAGCTTCATGAAGTTTGTCAAAGGTACTTTGCCTGATGAAGATCCTTTCGGATACCTTGCACAGATTGCATCGTATGATGCTGAAGTTGGTAAGGGTCATCCCGGATTCCTAGCAGTCAATAAAGTAACTGGTGAAGTTTGCCTGTATCAGCCTGATAAAGACTTCGACTTTCCTGATACAAAGTTACTGATAGAGAATGCTAAGGCTGCCATAGAACTTGACACACCGCCTGTCGAGAAATGTTATCAGGACATACCAGATGGTAAGAGTGGTAACAGGTGCCTTGATAAAGGTTGTGTATTCTGTCCTTACAAGAAGAAGTGCTGGGAGAACTTAAGAGCTTTTAAGTATGCTTCTGGCTTAAAGTATTTAACACATGTAGAAAAAGAACCTAATGTTGAGGAGATAAAACTTGATTAAGATTACTAAGAATAACTGGAGACCTTTCATCGAACTGACGTCAGTTGCTGAAGATGGTGAAGAGGGAACACTGTACTTTGATGTTACTAAAAGACCTGTCTTGGTACAGACTGCAGATAGCACAATCATTCATGTCGACGAATGTGATATGGTTGTTAAAGAGAAAGTAAAAGATATCATCAAAGCTGTCGATAAACTGATTGCAGCTGAGCAAGACCGTAAAGCAGAACAGGCTAAAGAATATATGAAAGCTACTCAAGAACGTGTAGCAGCTACTGCAGCTTTGGTGGAAGGAAAATAGCATGACAAAAGTTCTGGTTATAGCTGACACACATATCTCCCCTAACAATTTGGATGACTCGAAAACACTCTGGCGTAAACTGGGAGAGTACTGTGTAAGAACTAAACCAGAAGTTATAGTGCACTTGGGAGATGTTGGAGACTTCGACAGTCAGTCATGGCTGATCAAGAACCGTGGACAGTTTACATTAGAGGAAGAGATTAGCTCTGTGTCAGAATGTCTCAAGGCTTTTGAAGAAGTTATCGAGGCCTTCAACGACTCCCAAAGAAAATATCATAAGGCTCTTTACAGACCTGAGAAAGCTCTGACACTAGGTAATCACGATGTTCGTAACGGTATCACAGCTGTCGCAGAACTGTTTGAGTCTTATGATTGGATTGTCGAAGAGTACATGAGACCTATTCAAGTTGGTCAAGTGTCATTCGTGCACTGTGCTTCTAAAGGTCTATCAGATACTATGTGTACAACTGCACAGGAACTGGTAGAGAACTGGCACAGCTCTTTAGTAGTTGGTCACGGACATCACAAGGACTACTTTGAGAGCTATTCATTTGCACTAGGTAAGACTGTATTCGGTATGAGATGTCCTGTATTCATGGCCACACCTTCTACCTGGCCTGTGCAAACCAGATACAAATGGTCTCTAGGCTTTACCGAGATTGATACTGCTACTTCCAGTTTTGTATGGAGAGATTTATCATGCTTGTACAAGATTTAATAGACTTGATAGATGCTCGATACAGTTTGGAAGATGTTCTGTATCTGATTGGTAAAGATCAGAGATGGCTCCTGTATAAGATCCGTGACGAGTTGGTAAAGAACAAGGACGAATTTATACAGGGTGATGAATACTATACGGAGATAGAAGATTATGATTAGATATATAGGGATCGATCCTGGTACTAGAGGCTGTGTAGCAGAGCTGTGGTCAGATGGTAGTGTGTTCTTTGAAGACTTTGATGGAGACATTACCACCTATGAAAGACTGCTATATACTTTAAAGGATGATGTAGGCAGTTTTTCAGAGACCTATGTCGCTGTTGAAGATGTCTGCGGTAGGCCGGGTCAATCCTGTATAGCTAACACAACCTTCATGAAGCTGGCTGGTATGTCTGAATTACTTGGCTACTCCTGCTGTACCGCTGGCTTTTTAAAGGTCAAGCCACAAGTTTGGAAGAGACACTTTGGATTGATATTCGATAAGAGTATGTCAAAGACCGAGAAGAAACATAAGTCTATCGAGTTGGCCAAGGAGCTCTTCCCTGCTGTGGCAGATCAGTTAACAGCAAGTAAAGATGGTAGGGCAGAAGCTCTGTTGATAGCTTTATACGGAAAGGAGAAAGGCTTTGAAGGACATTGCACAGAGGATATTAGAGGACAATGACAGGTATCAAAGACTGGCACAAGCACATCGGTGGTATACACGGAGATATGAATACTTACAACAGTTCCGTAAGATGTGTCCGAGATGTGGTGCAAACCTGCCGGTAGATGCTAAAGGTTGTAGTGACTGCTTACTACAGTTTGATAAAGGAAGGAAAAAGAATGTTAAGTGAAAGAGAACAGTATCTGTTAAAGCTCAATAGAATTCCTGAAGAGGATGTAGAGAGTGTGTCTACAGATATGTTGGTAACTTTTAAAGATGGTACACAAAGAAGAATCTGTGAAGTTTGGAGTCGTGTAATGGGATATTTGCGTCCGACAACAGACTTTAACGTTGGTAAATACTCTGAATGGGCTTCTCGTAAATATTTTAAAGAACCTGAAGGAAACGATAATGGACCAGATGCAGCCTAAGTTACAGATCTTTTATGATCCTGAGGAAGACTGCTACGGTTATCAGATGAAACTCACAGACTTTGACAAGACACCTGATAATCTGTACAGAATCCTTGGAGAGATCTTGTGTGAGCTTGATGAAATCTATGGAGAGCTGTCAAAGACATCTCGACCTGAAGGAGAGCTGAAGAAATGAAACGTGAAGAACTATTGAAGACCGCTGCTAAGATTGTTAAAGGTGCTCGTCAAGAACACTATGGAACACCTGAAGATAACTTCAGCAGGATTGCAGCATTATGGCAAGTGTACTTAGACAGACCTGTCAAAGCCAATGATGTTGCTGTAATGATGGTGCTAATGAAAGTTGCAAGACTTATGTCAGACCCTAAACATGATGATAGCTGGCTGGACATAGCTGGTTACGCTGCATGTGGAAGTGAGATTATGAATGGCTGACATCTGTATGTGCAATAACCCTAACTGTCAGATAGCAGATATGTGCTTCAGACACAGAGCTACTGCCAGCCAGTACCAGTCATTTATGATGATTGATAAAGCTGTTGACACTGATCAGGACTGTGACAATTTCTGGTACGTGTCTTCAGAAGAACAGTTAAAGAAACTTAACAAACAGTTTGAGGATTGATAAATGTTTTTACAAGGACTTGTTATCTGTCTGCTGTGCTCTCTAGGCTTTAGAGTACGTGGTGGATTATTTGAAAGACAATGGAGAAGGCTTCCGTTAAACAAGTGGTGGTTTGCTGCAATCTTTGCAGGGTGTGCCACATATCTTTACGGAGGTGATCTCAATTATTATTTAGTAATGTTAATAGCTGCTAGATTGTGCACACAACTTGCTGGATGGGGTGAATTTGTGGGCTGTGTCCTAGGTATCGGTAAGCCTGATCCCAATCGTAAAGATCTTCCAAAGGTTGATGATATCTTGGACAACATGAGATGGGATAAACACACTGTTAAAGTTTGGAAATGGAACATTACAGTACCTGCTTTCAATCTGTTAGATTATCCTATGCTATTTGGTTGGCTTGGTTTATCTATCAGAGGTTTGTATCTGTCTTTCATCATTGGTTTAGCTCTGCAGTCAATTCCTTTCATGCTGTCAGGTCTTGCCATGGGAACTATTTACTGGCTCTGTGGTAGACTTGTTGCCAATACTAAAGTAGACGATGGTAAGGGAGGATGGAATATCTCTGAGTGGTTGTTTGGAGCTTATCTCGGTCTGATGTTGGTGCTGTCATGATTTCAGACAGATATAAACAGATGACAAAAGACTTTGAAGGTCTCAGGTTGAAACCTTATAGATGTACTGCTGGTAAACTGACGATAGGCTATGGGAGAAACCTCGATGATATCGGCATCAGTCAGGCAGAAGCCAACTATATGTTTCAACAGGACTTTGCAAGGGCTGAACAAGACGCTAGAAAGATCTGTGAAGAGAATGGTATAGATCCTGATGACCTCATAGAACAGCGTTTTTTTGCCCTTACAGACATGGTATTTAATTTAGGCATCAACGGTACCAGAAAGTTTAAAAAGCTTCTGTACGCCCTTAAAAACCACCTTTACGACGATGCTGCAGATGCCATGCTAGATAGTCGATGGGCTGCACAGGTTGGTAACAGGGCTGTCAAGCTGGCAGCATTGATGAGAGGATAGAACTAATGGAAACTATGCAAGTCATCTACACAAAGGTTACTCCAGACATTGTAAAGGAACATAGAAAGTTCTTTAGAAAACATGTCAAGAGAGCTTTTGTCAGGTGGCTTGCATACAACCATTATCTGGATGACATCTGTACACCGGCAGAACTGAAAGCAGCTAAGAAAGGACACCTTGCAGAAGACTTAGATGTCCATCACATGGTTCCTCTTTCAGCTACTGCAAATCCTGATGTCAATGCCTTTACCAATCTGTGTGTGCTCCATAAAGAAACACATAAATACATTAACAAAAATTGTTTCCAGCCTCAGTTAAAAGATATTATGACAGCTCCTTATGGAACTACACAAGTCATTGATATTCCTACATTCCCTTATGTAGACACAGAAAATATTTTAAGAGAACGTAAAAAAGTTCTTGACAACTCTGTGAAAGTCATGTATAATATCTTTGTAAAAGATGGCCAAAGGTAATACTATTATATTACAGTTACTAAAAGTCCTCCACAAGCTTTACACTGTCTGTTAACGGTGTCTGTGGAGGACTTTTTATTTGTTTATTGCAGCTGATGTAACTTAACCATGCACTCTACAGCCTGTCCGTATGTTTCTACAGTCTGTATACAGTCTTCTCTAATCTGTTTACTGCTTGTGCAAGAGCTTAATAACATCATCAGGCAAAGACTGGTTATAGCAGTCACAAGGTTCTTTAACATTTTTATATATCTCTCTAATCTTGGTGATAGTCTTAACAGATTTAGCCTGAGCTTTATTGTATTCTGTTATAGTAGTACGTAGCGAAGCTACTTCCTTACGCTGTTGATAGTTATCTTGCAAGACCATACCAAGTATCACAAGTACTATTGCCAGTGCTACATAAGCTTTCATTACATAGCTCCAATAAGAATCATAAAAGCTCTAGCAACAGACTCTGTGTGTTCTGGGTATAGCATGGCAACAACTGTTAACGTTGTTATAGCTATTGAGAATGTCAACAGCTTTTTATATTTCTTGATGAAGTTTATCATTAGTTCTCTCCATAAGGATCAATAGGATCTACACCAAATTCTTCCAGCTTTTTATTTATTCTTTGTAAGATCTGCATCCATTCTTTAAATTCTTTAGAGTCTGGTTCAGAATCTCTAACAGCCTGTGCAATGACATTACCAATGTTTATCTCAAGCTCTTTATTGTCTTGCATCTGATTGTGTTCATCTATCATCTGATCTGTCATACCTTCTGCATAAGGGTCTGTGATGATGCTTGCATTAGCCAGCTGTTCAGACTGATGCAGTTTACCAACAGCTCTGATGGTACCTTCTACAGCTCTTCTAACATTAGGTTTCAGATCTTTCTTCAGTTCTTTCTGCAGTGCTGCAATGTCTGGATCAGCGCTCTTAGCAAGCTCTGCATCAATCTCTTGCATTTCTGCATCAGATATTTTATTAGACTTAAACATGCCTGTTAAAGCTTTGTATTCAGGTGTCTTCTCGCCTCCAAAGTACCACTCTTTACGGCCTATTACTCTCTCTCTAGCAGGCTGTAGTGCAGGAATGTTAGCAGACTCTAACAACTGTTTACGTTTCTCTGGATCTTCTATAGTACCTGCAAACTGTTCATTGAAGTCTTTAACAGTACCAAAGTATCTGCCTGTAGCATCTGTTAAAGAGATGGCAGTAGATTGTAGAAAGCCATTAGAGCCGTCTATCACAACCAGATTACCGTTGTCATCAACCCTTAACAGGTTGGCACCAGGTCCCTGCATCAGATTGGTAAAGTCTTGTGAAGCTTTTGAAGGCATGGCTAAGAACTCTGACATCTCTGCAGCATTCTGCATCAGTTCTTTCTCTTTCTCCAGTTGCTCACCTACCATTCTGTGTTCAGGCAGAGGACTTGACTTCAGAGCTTTAATAGACTGCTCTGTGTATACGTTATCAAACTTGTCTAAGACTTCTTTATAAGCCTGTGCACGTTTATCTGCAGGCATCTCAGCATATGTAGCACGAGCATCATTGAACACATCTCTGACCATAGCTCCATGCAAGACTGGTGTGCCAGCTCTGCTTTGGTTGATCTTAGCTACGCCTGCATAGGTCTCTCCTCTGGCTCCATCAGGAATCCATTTACCATCACTTTGTAAGTTGCCACTGAAAGCTAGATCGCCGTAGCGTTTGTTGAGAGCTATGTCAGCTTGTCTTACTCTTTCATTAAAGATCTCACCAGACTTGAATCGATCTGTACCAACATACAAAGCTGTATAAGGATCTGTTGTAACACCCATATAGAACTTGCCTTCAGCTGCTCTAGCTTGTGCAATACGCTCTATGTCTTCCTTGTACATGGTCTGATTCTTGGCTACTGCATTGCTGACATCGTACACACCAGATCTTCTTAAGCCTTCTGATACAGCTACTGTAGCAACATCACGAGGTATTCCAGCTGACACCATTTTCTGTATTGTGTTCATTCTAAAGTCTTCAATAGATGATGGTGTGTCTAAGAAATCTTTATTAGCCATGATAGAAACCATTGAAGCTGCAACAACATTGTTACCTAAGTCAGCTTGCATCTGATTGAGAACACGATTGTATTCAGCTTGATTAGTTTCTTGATTGATACTGTTTAAGGCTGACAGATACTGTGTACTCTTATCCCACGAATCGTTAACAGCATTGATCAAGCTCATGCCAGCCTCTGGTGTATAGGTTGCTTTCAGACTGGGATTAGCATCGGACAAAGCTTTCCAAGCTTCAAAGGACTGTTCATTCTCTTTATCATTCCAGAACTTTCTTGTGTCTTGTTCACGGCTGTAGGATTTAGTGATGTCAGTCTTTCCACCGAGCTGTATCAGCTTGTCCATTTCCAATCCCTGTACTCTAGAGAAGTCATCATAGAGCTGTCTCATGCCTGTGTCGTACTGTTGCCAGTTCCCTGTCTGCTCTGCTAAAGCTTGCAACTTCAATGCACGTCTGCCGAATTCATTGTAAGAAGCTTTGATACGTTCTTTATCAAGGTCTTCGGCTTTCTTTGCATCTTGCTTTGCATAGCTGTCATAAATACCTGCAAGCTGTCCTGCACCTTCTAACACATCAGCCCAGAGATTGCCTCTATCAGGTTGAATAACTATGTCAGCCTGTTCACGATAAGGATCACTGTACTGTTTCTGTTGCATTTGAGGATTGTAGTTTACCATTAGTGTATCTCCTGTGGATATAAATATCTAGCAGCTTCAAATCTGCCTGTTGAAAGTTTCTTAGCACCTTTAGCAAGACTCTCGTCAACCAGGTAGCGCATACCACCCAGACGAAGTTTGGATACTTTCTTTCTAAAGTCTTTAACAGCTGAAGAGTCAGTACCGAATTCATCTATCAAGGATGCTTCAAGCTCTGCTGTCATTCTGTCTTCATCTTTTACCAGTCTGTGAAAGGCATCATCAGTTTCTATATTGTAGCTCTGGTATTTGTTAACAGCTTCGATGTAAGGTTTCAGAGTATCTACACAATCTTGCACAGTCTTGTCTTGGTCCATGATGGTTGTTCTCATTTCTCTTACAGCTTTTGCTTCATATGGTTGGAAACCTAATGCCTGAAATACTTTCTGTGTCTTTGTAGGATTCTCAGAGATAACACCCCTGCTGTTAATAAGCTTGCCATATCTAAATGCTATCAAAGCCTTGGCACCATTCTTAAAGGTACTGGGTAAGAACTTCTCTTGTGCTACTTGCTGACAGAAGTCTGTGAAAGATCTATCACTAGCAGGGAATGCTGCCAGCTTGGTCAAGTATGAGAAAGTGTTGGTGAAGATAGCTAGACCAGAACCTGCAGAGATTGGTGGCAGTTGAAACTCAGCTGTTTCCATATTGTAAACACCAAGAACATTCTGCAGCATGTTGAAAGCACCAATACCTTCATCAAGATTTACATCAAGCTCTTTGCCGAGTGAACCTATCAGACCTGTGGCAATCATATTAGAAGCTTCAGGAGATAGTCCAGAGTCTGTTAAAGAGTTGTAGAGATTTAATCCAAGCGTGCCACCAACACCATAAAGACCGATGTTGCCTAGCAATAGTCTGATGCGTTGTGATTTAGTCAGTCTGCTGTTGCCAAGAGCTTCTATAGTACGCATAGGGTATGTCAACCATTGTGTGAACAGACTGGTAACACCTGTTTGAATATCTGATGCAGATGCTTTAGTCATGTTCAAGAACAGATCATCAGCATAAGCAGCAACAGCTCTGTTACCTTTATTGTGTCTGGCTAAGTATGCAGCAATGTCTGCCACGTAATAGTTAGCAGCGTTACCTTCCCTCATAAAGAAGTACTGAGACTGCCAGAATTTATCATGAAGACCTGTCTTGTCCCGTAACAAGGCTTTGGCATAGTCCTCTGCACCTACGAACAGACCTGATGAAAACTCTGTACCAAATCTATCCATGTACTTCATCAGCCCATCAACAGCACTGTCATCCATACCTGTAATCTTCTTGATCGCCGCTAGGTAGGTTTTTTTGACCGTGGAGAGGCTTTCTGTAGCTCTGGCTAGTCTTACTAAAGGATAGATACAAACCGCTTGTACGCCCTTTACAGGCTCAAGAAACAGGGTATTAGCAGTACCCATCATCTGTTTATAGAGCTGAGCAGGATTCCACCAGCCCATGTAAGCCTGAAATGCAAGACCTTGAGCAAACTTTGAAGGGTTGAAGGATTCTACTTTAGACATAACTTTACTAACCAGCTCAGGATTCTTTATCAGCTTTGATGCAGCTGGATAGATATGTTCAGCAACTGATGACATGAATCTGTTCATAGCTATATCACCAGGTGTCTTAGCATTTGCCATTCTCTTTGCCAGCAGCACAAGATTCTCTGCAGCTCTGTATCTAGGCATGTCAACATCTGCAACAGTCTTTCTATCAACTAACACAGCTTCTTTAATCATTCTCTCAGGATCCAGATTGCTGAGTCTTTCACTGTCTTTAAACATACCACGGTCTACATAAGGCATGAGAGATTTCTTATACCAGGCCATTAAGTCTCCTCTAGCACCTAATGCTGCAGCTCTGGAGATAGCTTTATTATACATCTCATCAAGGCTGTATGTAAGAGCATCATTACCGAACACATCGTCTAACAGGTTGCCACGGTGTCTGTTAAAGAGCTCTCTAGTCTTCAGCAAGTCCATTGACATATCATCAATATTCTCTAAGACTTCTGTGCTGTCTGGTATAAACTTCTTACCGTGTGTCATATACTTAACCTGACTGTCTGCATCCAGCACACCGGCTTTCACCATCTCTGTTATCTGATCCCAGTTATTGACTCTGAAGTATTTAAGGTTGAGATGTGACAGTCTTTCAGCACCTTCTAAAGCATTGTCACCAACCTCTTTAAGGATACCGATAACCTGTTGAATTTCTTCAGTACACTTAGCAGCATCTTCTGCAGTTCTGGCAGTGGTCAGTACACGGACTCTCTTAGCTACTGCTTTACCTGCCTCATCTTTTACATTGCCCATTACACGTACGAAATATGTACCTTTAAGATACTGTCTACGACCACCTGCTAAGTATGGTGTAACAAACTGAGGTAAGTCTTCAGCGACAGCAGAGCCTTTAGGAAGTGCTAAGTGTGTTGCATTAGTTGTATTAAAGCCTTCTTTCAGTTTGATGAAAGTATATCTATCAGCATGCTCAAGGATCTGTGCCTTATCCATTAGCACTCCTTCAGCATTTGCGATAGCGGCTTTGTTATAGTCAATAGCAACTGATGGAACTTCTTTACCCAGATATTTACCAGCATATTGACGGACACCTTCTTTGTTCAGTTGACGGACTTTAAGAGTGTTGTCCATAATGTAGGTAATGTCTTCCATATTCTGATAAGCTCTGTAAGCTTCTTTACCAGCATCGCTGACACCACGACTTGCAAGCTCTTCATCAGACAGCCATCTACCCATGTTCTTTCCTTCTGTAGCTGCTGCATCAACTGCTTTCTGCTCGCTATCACTGAGACTATCCCAGAGAGCTTTCTTAGTCTTGTAGTATTTATTGTAGAGCGCTTGCTGGATTCTTTCAGCTTCAATGTTCTTTGCATGAGCTACGTCACTGAGATTGGTAGAGCCTGCAAGATGTCTATTTGCCCAGCTTTTTAAGCCAGCTAAGTAACCGTCTTTAACACCAAAGTTATCAATGCCGTTAACATTCTCTATGAAAGCATCTGTAGTCTTGCCATCAACAGTATGTCTCATCTCTAAGTATGATCCTGTAGCATCATCTCTGACAACACTGACATCGAATCCTTTCTCAGCTAACTCTTTCTGTCTTGCAACAGCCTGCTTGAGGGACATACCCTGACCATCAGCACCACCTACACGAGCTACTACATTAACGATACCATCTGTAGATTCCTCAATAGCGTAGTCAACAGGTTCATCTTTAGCCAGTCCAAATACTTTATCAACATTCTTACGGACTTCATTGATGATACCAGCTTTCTCTGTCTCTTCAAGACCATCAAAGACCATGTCTTTTGTAGCCATGTGAACAAGTTCTTCAGAGATAGCATCTTTACCAACACCATAAGCACTGGTAGAAGCCTTTTGAGATACCGGTTTAAAGCCCGTAGGAAGGCTCGTAGAGAGTTTTTCAACAGGTTTGCCTACCCTTATAGCATCTGCTGCAGCTTTCTTCATAGCGGCCTTATTAACACCCTTTACGGCTGCCCCTTTAACAGCTGCACCAAGCCCGATAAGATCTACAACACCCATAGTATCTGTTAAAGTATTACCGCCTTCGATAGCATCAATCAGATCATCTAGTATCCATGTATTAGGGTTAGCTGCAGTGATCTCTTGAAAGATCTTATCCATGGTCTCTTCGTATTCTGCAGCAGACATTGTGTGTTGCATTGTGAAAAGCCTTGCACGAATGTTTTCTGCTAGTCCTGAAGAAGTTTTGAAGAGTTTCTTACCAGATCCTGTTAAAGTCTTAGAGTAGCCTGCAGCAACACCAAGCTGATGGAAGCCAGGATCGATAGCAACACGAGCAAAGTCTAAAGCATCTCCAAAGAATCCTTGGGCCTTGCTGGAGTACTCTCTCAGGTTCTGTATCAAACCTAATGTAGCTGTTCTTTTTCTGGTGAAGTCTTCTATCATACCATCACGATCTGCAAAAGCTATCTGAGCTTGGTCAGGGTTCTCTTGCAAGGCTGTAGCAGTCTGCACAGTACCTGCTTCACGCTCTAATGAAATCCCTGGCAGAGACTTGTACTCATACTGCATAAGAGCTTTTGCCTGTTCTGGTGTCATCCTTCTAGATCTGAGAGCAGCTTCTGTAAAAGCCATGTCAGTATCTCTGTCTTCAGTTATCTGAGCTTCTGCAAGACTATCTCTCAAACCTTGGTAATTGTTTGTTAGAGGGATGTCTGCAAGTTCTTGCATAGTTGTTTCATATTCTACCCTGTCTGGAGAAAGACCATCAGCAGCTGTGTTTTCATCTATCACCAGATTGGGAGTGTCATCAATAAACAATTCGGTCATTATGCAAATCCTCTCAAGTTATGGCTAAGTCTTACACGGACCTTAGGATCCTGTGACAGATATTTCAAGTCTGAAGATAATCTATTAAAGACTGTTGACATTCCACCCAAGGACTTTAAGATACCAGTGTAGTTTGCAATGTTTCCTACAGAGCTGATTGCGGATGTCGTAGTACCTGCTGAAGCTACCATGGAAGATCCTGCAGCAGTTGTTGTAGAGACTGTTGAAGCTGTACCGCCAACTGTTGTAGCCGCTGCAGTACCTGCTCCAAGACTTGCAAGACTTGTGCCAATAGAAGCAGCAGACATGGCCAATGTTACATTACCTCTCATAACACCACTATAGTAATCTCTTCCAGCTCCGCCAAGAACACCTGCTTGCCATGCACCAATGGGGTTAACAATTCCTAAAGCATAACCAGCTATCTTAGCTCTCTTAGCCTGTTTCTTATATTTCCCAATGTAGTCCTGTGCAGTCTGTTGCAAGCTTTCAATCTTCTCTTGTCTTTCAGCATCATCTACGGCATACTGATAAGGTTGTGTCAACTGTCCTTGCAAACTAGCTGTAGCACCAATCTCACCAGATGTATAGATGCCTTCTGAAGTACTGCTACCAAACTCTTGTGCAGCCTGTTGTATTCTGTATTCTCTGATGTTTGCTAACAGTTCTCTACCAAAGTTTATATCGCGTTGCTGTGTAGCTATTCCCTGTGCCTCATACATGGCATTCATAGCCTTTGACAGCAGTCCTTTATTTGCTTTAAAGATACTCATTCATAGTTCCTTATCAAAGTATTGATACCAGCTAGTCTAAAGTTTTTGTTACCATCGTTTCTAATTTCTATCTGATAAGCTTTACCACGGCCTCTGATGTGTATTCTGGATTCAACATATTCATCATGTAAGAAGTCTTTCTGAGGTCTGTAAGCATTCTGTACTATATCCCAGCGATTGCTTTCATCATTCAATGACCATCCCCAGCGCATTCTTAAGAAGGCTCCAGAAGCTGCAATGTATTTCTTGGGAGATCTTAAGTGTCCTTCTTCAGTCCTCTTAAAGAGTGTCTGCAAGATCGGTACCTGTTTGTTAGCGTATGTACCACCTACTAAATTACCGTAAGTAGACACACCCTCAGTTGTTATAGGTCTTGATACAAGATAGCTATCGTAACTTGCAGAATCCCAGTCAATGAATTCACGGCTGTTAAAGTCACCAAAGGATATTTGGTTGTCTGCTGTCAGTACGCAATGGCCTATAGCAGTAAACCTATCATAATCACTGACCTCTTCCTTGGCTGTTACATATTGTCCACCAGCTACTACACGTCTTCCACCAGCTCTTAAGTAAACTGTGGGGGATACTTGATAGCTGTTAACAAGTTCGAACACAGCTGTTACCTGTCCACCAGCAGAGATCTTGAAAGGACAGAATGCATTATAGTTCAAGTCATACATCAAGACACCATCAAGGTTACCTAAGTTGTTACCGTCTGTAGGATAGAACCAGTAGATACGATTGTTGCAGAAGTCGAACACAGCTCTTGCATTCTCTTTAGCATACTTAGGAATGTTGTTGTAGTATCTTTGTATAGTCAGCTGCGAGATGTTTTCAGCCACCATCGTAGACCCTGTCTGTTGGTTTACACCTACTCTAAAGATGCCTAATGGAGACCAGTAATAGACACTGTCAGCAACACTGACGACAGACTGGTTACCGATAAGACCAGCCTTCGATAGTTCTACTGTATCATATTCAGTAGCTGTAAACCGCCCTGTCGTAGGACTCAGCAAGCCGTACACAACATCACGACCAAAGACCAATACACCTCTATTAAAGGTCTTCAAAGCCATACCATCACCCATTGTCTGGAACTTGACAAAGCCTCCATCAGTGCTGACAATGTCATTTATTTCTTCTGAAGTTGGGTCAGCATCCTGATAACACTTGTCATAGCCAAGACCTTCATCTGTTACGTTCTGTGAGAAGAGTACTGTATCATTAACCAGATAAAAGAATTTACCAGCCATGTAAGCTACGTCAGTGATTCTATTGTCTGTAGTAATTCTCTCAGCTGTAAACGGATCACCATCTTCAGCAATAGCTAATGTAGCAGAACAAGTAACACCACAAGGAGTACCGTATTCATTACCAGAGATACCTTGGAACTGTACATAGACACGATACTGAAGATATGCTGTAGTGTTCTCCCAAGTCATGTTGAAGATTTCAGCAGAGTTGTTCTGCCCTTCACCAGTACCGTAGAAGTAATGTAGCTCTGTTCTTACATCTGTCCATGTACCGTCTGCTTTCTTACCTTGTATAGTGATCTTTACATTGCCATTCCAAGGACCCCAGGCACGCTTCCATGTCTTTTGAAAGAGTCTGGTAAATTGTATTGTTGCAGCTGTTGCAGTACCTGCTGAAGCCGGGAACTCGGCTGTAAATTCTCTGATAACAATTGCCCACCACTCACGAGAGGATACCCAAGTATGACGATAGGAGTATGTAGCTTTTCTTGCAGCACCACCATAGATGCCAGAAGCCTGTGCACGATTCCTATCAAAGTATGAAATAATGAAGTGTCCTTTAGGAGCTGGTGTGTTTCCGAAGTAATGCTTCAACAGCCCTTCAGTATTGTAGTTACCGCTGTTATCTTTACCAATAAACCATTGCAAGTTGTTAGCAGGGTATTGTTGTTTATCACTGAAGAACTTTGTGATGTTTGTATTGTTCCAGCCTTGGTTCAGCAAGTTGTATTTGTGATATGACGACAGTGTGTTAGGAGTTTCATCAATCTTAAGACCATCTTCAACACCATCGAAGTCTCTATACTTCAGGTCTACTACGTTAACTGAGAAAGCTCTAGCACCAAAACTGTACGTGATGATCAAAGGCTGTAAGTATTTAGACACAACCAATAAGAAGTCAGCACCTGATGTCATCTTTACAGGGTACTGATAGAACTTGTTGATATCTACTACATACTTTGAAATATCTAATGAAGAGCTGTTCATAGCTGCACTGAAAGGTTTGCTACCAGCATCATAGAAGTACAGTTTAGTGTCTATCTGATACACAATAAAGTCTAATGGAGTCTTGCCTACGTTCTTCCAACAGTATCCTTGAAAGGATCTAGGAGAGCTTCCTTCAGGCAGAGCAAAGGTTGTACCATCTCTTTCAATGTCCATACCAAAACGCCTGCCACGGATTCCTTCAGGATATATAGAGCAGTTAAGTTCATCTGAAGTATATGTTGGCAGGTCCTGTACAGTACTTTGCTCAGTATTAAGGCCACCTACGAATGGGGCAACGAATATCCTAGAGTCTGACATAGTTCTTTATATTCCCTTGAGCGCTGTTTTAAATCTTTTATCTTTCTTATGCGAACCAGTTCACGTCTGTAAGTGTTCTCTCTAATCCTAACTAGCTCTGCATCAATCCAAGCACGGGCTTTGTTAAGTTCTGTAAAAGTGCCACCTACATAATGGTTACAGTTTCTTACAGCCCAGTTGTGTCCTTGACGGACTATTATATAACCCTTCCAAATCTCTGACGATTCTTCCATGTGGTACCATCCTGATGACGTTGTCTCTGTGCGTGCTTGTCAGCTGTTACTTTCTGTTTCATCATACGGTCTCTTTCCAGACTATCAACAGTCTTGTTCAGTTCATAAGTGGCCTGTACCTTAGCTGTTGAAAGCAATAAGCTGAAATGTTGTGGTGCAAGATCTGGTACGAATGTATCTTCAAGCTTGAACTCAGGCTGTACATAGCCATACACAACTGTATACTGCTCCATTAAAGTATGTCCATCATCAGCATTGTACGAGTCACATACAATCTCTTTATCATTAAAGCTGGTGTAGTACTGAGGGACTCTATCATTGTAAACATTATACTTAACACCTGATACAGGCTCTGTGATGTTCTGTACATTCTCTTGTAAAGGATTCCTGTTGAGACACATATCAATGAACTGTTCAGGCTCCATCCAGATTACATCAATATACTTGTCATTGGTCTTATCAAAGTATTTAAACATCGAGATCTGTTCAAGGTCTTCATTGAATGTGAACACGGTTGGTTGTGTTGTATCAGACTTCGAATGGAGCTGTACCAGATTTGACTTAGCTTTGATGTCACGTGTGTACAAGAGATGCTCGTAGCTTTCTTTAACACATCTAGCAACCTGCATAGCTTCTCGAGTATCTTCGATAGACTCTACCATCTGACCATCGATAGCTTCGAGGATTCTCTGCACCATTTCTAGTAAATTCTGTTTCATATTATATCACCTTTCAATGCCGTTGTCAATGTTTTTCGTGATTGAGTAAGATCTCTTTAAGGATATTGAGAGTTGCATTCATCTCTGCTACAGTATGCTCCAGTCCTTTAACAACTGCTACAGTTTCTTGCAGTATGTGAAGGGATGGTTTCAGTCTGGCGTCAATCCTTTCGTCGATCCTTCTATCAATGTTCTTATAGACTTTATACAAAGACACAAGAAAAGAGATGACGCTAACCATAACAAGTACCATCACTGTTATTTCTTCAGTCATCTCTAGTTTATTTATTTGTTGTATTGTTTCAATTGATGTTGACACATCTTCAATAATGTTCTGCATGCTGTAGTCCCTAACTCTGCTACAATCTATGCAAAGATATAATGAAACATCTTACACAAGCTTGTAACAGCTTTGTTCAGTCTGATTACATTTCTTCTTCAGTTGTTTCAATTTGTGATGCTGACCATTCAAAGAATGTCAACGGATTGTTAAGATACCACGTTTCCGAACTTTCAGGATAGTCTCTCAAATACTGGCGGTATTCGTAGATTTTTTGGATTGTTTCCGCTGTATCGTCTGTTGATAATCCTAAAATTGTTTGCTCGTTATAACGTTCAATTCGCCAAGTAATCGCATTCAAGTAAGCATCACGTGTATATCTAACTCGTTGTTTTTTCTCGTCTTCTGTTGGTTCTGGCTCTGGCTCGGGTTCAGGAATAGCCTCATATTGCCATTTACCCTCCAAGAACTTAACTTCAAAGCCATCTTTAGGCTCTAAAGGCTTTTCCCAAGTAGAATTAGCAGGCAGTAACCAAATATCTTTACCAGCCATTTCAGATTCTAATGGGTCTTTTTGACAGCTGATTTCGTTTGTGAACTTCTTAGAATCTTCATTATATTGATATGCAAGCATATTAAAATTCCTTTCGTTAACGTTAACAGAATAATACTAAAACAGTTTGAGAGAAAAGTAAACTTATAATTCAACCTTTAATTTGCCTAACTATGGCTTTATAGATTCTAACAAAAGGCACATTGCAAAAGGTAACGGAATTGGGATAGGTTTAACCGATGGCACTTCACACAGTGGACTAACTAACACAGCCACCAACTTTCTACAACCTATCACGGGTAGCTATGGATTGACTGTCGGCTCTGCTACTGGGGCGGGCGCAAGTCGTGGAAATGTTGTCATTGGGCTAACAACTGAAGATGCCTACACTGGAATTGAGGTAAAGCTTTTGGCTGATGACAAAACTATTTACGCTATCAAATACTAATACTTAACACAATATGACACTTCCACATTATCAGGTTGAACCTTTGCACCGTCTTTATAAACCGAAGATGAATTAGAAGCATTAAAGTCATATGTAATTTGATAACCTGCTGCTGAAGTATGTCCGGAGTATTGTTCCTCTTCAAAAGTTGAATCAATAAACACTCCCGTGTGAACGGTTCTTCCCTCTCTTGAGCCACTAGCTTTACCAGTAATATTTGGTAAACTTTCTGTATTTATAATACCAGCTGTTCCACCTTTTAAAAACTTTCCTACAACGTTAGGTAAATTAAAGGTTGAATTTCCGTCCCCCTCTCCGTAGGTAGTTCCGATGACTGCAAAAAGGGCAGCATAAGTTGTTCTACTTACAGCAGAACCATCACAGATTAGATAACCAGCAGGAGCGGTTGAGGTAGACCAAACGATGATTGTTCCGACGGGGGTTCCTGATACCTGTTGCCAACTTGCTTTTGAGCCATTAGTCTGTAAATACTTACCTGCGTTCCCTGTCTGGCTTGGGAGTGCGTTAGCCTTTACCCATTCTACAGTAGCCCCTTGATTTCCTGAAACAGTGCTATCATCGTCTACATCAGGAATGTAGAAGTGGCTCTTACCGTTGCTGTCAACTTCCAATTCAACAAAGCCGTCAACATACTGTCCATCTACTTTAGCAGATGCATTTAGTCTTGTAAAGCTTCCACCAACTCCATCAGGTGCTGAGTAGATTGATGATATCTCTTCACCATTCTTATCCAACATTCTGATACCCTGATACTTAAAGTCGACAGAACCGTCTTCACCAGCTGTGTTAGCACCTAATTCAGCTTCAGAGTTCTGTAAGCTTATCGACATACCTGTATGAGCATCAGGAGAAGTTGCAGTAGCATCATTGATAAAGTTCTTACCGGCTGTAATGTTCTGTGCTGTATCTGTGGTCACAACGTTCTCAGGAATGCTGACAACTGTAGAAGGCATTACAAAGACTTTGACCCCGCTGTCAGTAACACTGAAGCGTGCATTAAAGATCCATCGCCAGCCTATTTCATTATCATAGCGACAGACTTGTTTCAGATCTTCATACGTAATAGGGCTGTTGAAGTCGCTGTGTTTAACGTTAACAATCTGAATCGTGTCTTCGCCATTGCTGATGACAAGTTTTGTAGTATCTGGGATAGAACCTACAGCAGCAAACAGCAGATCTATTTCATAGTCATAACCATGCTTGATAGTGTATGCTGACTGGTCTGGTACAAATGTGATAGTGTCTCCTTCAAGAGTACCGTTAAAGCCTAGCTGGATACCTCTGCCAACATTATCCGTGACTGCTAAAGCTGTCTTGAAAGGAGTCATAATAGTTGTGTCATCAGTACCGGCAACAGCTTCATTAGCTGTGGCAAGTCTAGCCCAACCTTTCTGTTCCTCTGTAGCATCTCCAATTTGTGCAGCAGCTTGGGCCTGTTGTGCCCAGTACTTAGAAGATCCTTCAGGTCTGTTATCAATGTTATCAATTGCCCAAGACTTAGCAAGACCTGCAGAGACTACAGCATCTTTAACATCTTGCATATTGGTTGATACATTCTTTACATCAGGGATGTTAGCAGACACATTATCAATATTATCTTTATTTGCTACAACCTGATCGATGTTAGTGATGTCAGCTGCAACAGTATTGATGTTAGTAATGTTATTGGCTGCAGTAGTGATGTTAGCTTCATTGGCAACAGCTTTATTAATATTATCTTTGTTCTGATCAACTGCAACCACATGATTCATATTGTCGGATACGTTGGAAACTTTATCAGCAATGCCAGCAACTGTAACAACGTCCATAATATCTGGTGCAACTGTTTCCAGAGCATCAACATGTGGTGCTACTTTATTAACGTTATTAATGCTTGCACCAGTCTTGTTGACATTCTCTATAGAACCTGCAACAGTATCTACATTATCTTTATCAGCTGCAACAGTATTGATAGAATCTTTGATCTCAGCTGTCGTATTAACTGACGCAATGTTGCTTCCAACTACGTTAACATTGTCAATAGATTCTGAAGTAATCTTAATAGTGCTGACGTCACCCTTACGGAGATCCGTACCGACTGCAATAACGTTAGGATCTTCAGAGGCTGCTTTAGCTTCTTGGGCATATGTATAGGCATTGTTAGCACTGTTCAAAGCATTAGTAGCAGATACCAGAGCTGATTGAGCACTGGATGCAGCCTGTGACGCACTTGCTTTAGCTGACGCAGCAGCTTCTGCAGCACCACCAATTCTTTCATTAACGTACTTAAGGTTGACAATATCGTTGTCTTCAACTGGATCAGCACTGTTAATGATTCTATAAGAGTTCATGTCAAGGTCTGTATCCATGAAGTTAGGAGTTGTACCGTCCCTTGACAAAGTATTTTCTACAGCTTTCTGCAGCTCTTTAAAGTTATCATTGATAAGGGCTGTAGCAGCTGTGTCATTATTGGTTACGCTGTCTAATGTCTTTATATCTACCTTGCTCATTGTGCTAATCCCAGTCCTTTCAAAGCTGCAATCACAGCGTTAAGTTTTGTTTCCAATGCAGCAATGGCAGTTGTCAGCTCTGTGTTAATTGTTGATTGGTTCTGATAGAGTCTGAACAGTTCTGCTGCATTCTCATTAATCTTGTTTGTAATCTCTAGAGGAATACCTTGAAAAGCTGCAACGTCTGTTAAAGTACCTGCAGCAACTTGTGACAAGCTTGAACCATCCAATGATACAGTGCTGTCGATAACAGCTGGTGTCAAACTGTCGATAGTTTCTTTTGTAATATCTAATGAAGTTGTTGGAAGTTTTTGAAAAGACCCTGCACCTTCACCATCAGCAATATACACAGTCCCTGCAACAGCAGTGGAAGCGCCTTTAGGTTCATGCAGCAAGTCATCAGGAAGTTCTTTGTGTTCAATATCACCTTGTGCCATTTTGTTCAGAGTCCTTTAAAAGAAATGAAAGAGATGTTGGGCTGCCTTTCGACAGCCCTTCACCAGTTACTAGATGTACTCTACGAGGAGAGTTGCTTCTAAGCCGGTCTTAGTACCACCAGACGTGAAGTATCTATCTTCAGCCAAGAGAGTATTCAGAGCAGCTCCAGCAGCGATAGCAATGACACCATCAGATGCCGGCGTAGTAGCAGTCAACAAAGCTTTGGTATCAGTACCATCTTTCTTTACCAAGCCAATGGTAACGTTAGCAGCTTCACCTTTAGTTTTTACAAACAGAGTAGCAGAAACTACAACAGAACCACCAGGAACATATTGACCATCACGGCCATAACCAGTACCTTTATTGGCTGTCGGTCCTTTAGCATCTACAACAACTTCGAGGAATTTACGCTCACCCAAAGCAGGTTTTGCAGATACACCATATTTCTCATCGATGCCCTCACCACTACCAACTTGACGAGTAACACCATATTGACTTACATATTCACCCATTATATTTCTCCTTTACTACTAAGCGTTTTTCGTAATTGTGGAGTCAACATCAGAGCACAAGATAACGACCATGTTCTCAACGTCACCAAGATCCAAACCATAACGAGCAATCGTTACATACTCTTCACGTTGTTTGTCCATGTTCCATTTACCTTCGAAGTGCGGCATCTGTCTCCAAGCCATACGGAACGGTCTACGATCCGGAATGTTCGTGAACAAGATAGCAACACCACAGTTGTTCAAAGCAGAGAACTCTTGAGCAGCATCACGGTCTTTCAAAGAAGTCTCACCAGACGATACCGGCAAGTACTCAGATGTGTAAACATCCCAACCATAGATGTTGAAAGAGAACTTCATACCAGTCATAGCACCGTCACGGACGATACCTTCAAAAGACGGGTTGTAGTTCAAAGAAGCTTTGATACGCGGGTTAGAAACAATCTTGTATTCCTGGAAAGACGGGATGATAGCAATCTTCGGACCTACATAGTTTACTTTCTTCAAAGCAACTGAAGCATAAGCAAAGTCTTCCGGAGTCAGTGTACCAAAACCTTCAGCGTCTGTACCAGCTACGAAACGGTGCTGCATACCATTCAATTTGTTAGCATCGTTGTTTTTCTGTTTCATAGCCAATTTCAAGATTTTCTGTTCCAAGTCAGCAGCAATAGCACGAGCTTCCAAAGCAGGGATCTTAGCCATAATCTGAGAAGCCAGGTACGAATCCTGTGCAAACTTAGCAGTTACAAAGTGACCACTGTTAACATATTCGTTGATCTCGAAGTCACGAGTACCAATTTCCAAACCTTTGTAATCAATCTCTTCGCCTTCGTGATAGTCAGAAACAGTAGCGTTGCCCATCTCTACATCTTGCCATTTGTCACCATCAGGGAAGCTAGAGATAACGTCAACATAATTCATAGCCATCAATTCAGGTTCCAACTGCTCACGAAGCAAACCAGAATAAACTGTAGCACGGATAGCAGCGGCCTGATTGCGGGTATTAATGCCGTTCAATTCAGCCATTTTAATTTCTCCTTAAAGTTATTACCATTTAACATTTGCCAGAATTTCAGGGTTCTTCATAGCTTTTCTCATAAACTCTGCAACCTTGGCAGGATCTCTATGGGAAGCTTTATCTTTGAAGAAGGTGTCTGCTTCAGCACTGGCAGTATCTGAAGAAGTCTGTCTAGTACCTTGAAGGAAGTTAACAGAATCGAACGATACTTCTTCCTTAATACCAAACATACTTTTGAAAGCCTTAGGACTGGTCTTCGCAATACCTTCTAAGAATTCTACGGAACAACCAAGTTCTTTAGCTTTATTATTTAATGCAAGATCTACATCGGCGTTGATGCTGGCAACGGCTCTTTTACAATTTGCTAGGTTGCTCTCAGCTTCATTAGCCTTGTGTGCTTCTTGCATTGCATTGAGAGCTATCTGTTTAATAGCATCTTCTGGCAATACTGGAGTGTTAGTGTTCTCCGTGTTATCCATTTTATTCTCCCTAATCTGTTTAAGTTCTTCTACAATAGTTTTATTCTCAGACAATTCATCAATACTTTGACGAGCTTCTGCAAGTTCTTTCTTTAATACTTCAATGTACTTGTCTTTCTCGATAGCACCTTTGTATAAGTCTTCAACAGAGTTGTAGACAGAATGCTCTCCAACAACGAAAGTAGTAGTCGCCACATTGTTGTTAATTTCTGTAGCGGCATTTGAAGTAGTCTCTTCATTAGCCATCTATTTTCTCCTATAATTTTTTACGACCTAATTATAACATAATCTTGCAGCATTGTCAAGCCTTTTATTAAACCATCTCTGTAAGCCCGTTTAAAGGCCCAGGAGGGGCTATCGAAGTCAGCCTCGGTAGTCTCCCCCAGCTTTTTAATATCCTCGCTGCAGCGCTCTGTAATGAGCTTTAAAAGGGGTTGTGATATTTCAACCAGCTCTGACATCTTCTTTCGCTCAGCTGCAGGCAGTTTACATAACAGCTTGTTCTGCATTTTGAATACCTCTTACCTGTGTCTCTTCCAACTGTTGCTTGGCGAATTCCTGTGTCTTAGCCTGTTGCAGTTCTGCATCAGTTCTTGCACCTTCCTGTAAGATACCATCCCAAGCATCTAAGCCAGTAGTATATACCAGAGCTTTAGCAATTATCTTAGGACTGAGGAAATTCATTACCAACGGATCGTGACTGATGCCACTGTTGTAGATCTGCATAAGGGTCTGTGCAATTCTTGCTTTCTCTGTATAGGTATTGCTACCCATTGCAACAAATCTTCCTTGAGCTGACAACTGATCTAAGTCAACTTCATCAAACATAACAGTACCGTCTTCATACTGGTTGCGGACTTTAGCGGTTCTGTTAGGTTGGTTGATAAACATCCGCAGCATGAGTGTCAGCAGAGGCTCTAACATCTCCATCTCAAACTTTCTAGTCTTCTCGTTAAAGAGCCTGCTGCTGGCTGTGTTCAACTGTGATACTTCAAATGCAGTCTTTTCTCCAGGTGTTCTAAATCCCATAGCTTCTCTAGGAGTACCTGCCATCTCTTCCATCAGATTCATATACCTGTCAACATACAAGTCAGCTTGCAGGGCTGTTGCATCAGGTCTAAGGAAGTTTACATCGCTATCTACATCTGTGCCTATCTCACATCCAGGGTAAACTTCTTCAGGCATTTCAACATCACCACGCTTAACGATGACAGGGTTACTGATATAGTTGAACACATCTGCTCTCTTGTTCTCCAGGAAGTCCACCATGTACTGCATACCTTTAAGGTTCTCTAACGGTGACATACTCCAGAGGTTATCTTTACGATCTCTCCAACCAGCTTTAAACAGGTTGCAAGTAAATCCAAAGTCTTTAATAGGTTCTTTCAACAGAACACTGCAACGGTCCATGATAACAATTCTATGGTTCTTGTAGAACTTACCTGTATCAATATCATAAAGGTCTCCATAGAATGTTAACAGCTCTACTGTGTCTGTGTTGTAATACTGTGACCAGCTGCCAACACCAGCAATGTTACACACATCATCTTTAATAGTATCAGAAGTTTCTGCAGCCACACTGTTGTGAATATTGTTACGCTTCTCTAAAGCTTTATGCAGAGCTTCTTTATACACTGCAGCTTCTTCAGGCAAATCCTCAGCTTCTGCCAGCAACTCTCCCAGGGTCTTAATAGTTCTAATGATCTTAGGAGATTTATCGAAGCTGACTGCCAGAGGATCAAAGAAGATATCTAACGGATTGATACGAACTGCTTTAGGCCCACTGTACACAATACTATACTGACCACCATCAGCTTGTAAGGTTTCTGTAGTGTTGACCACTGTAGCAAAAGCATTACCATAATCTACAAAGTCTTCTACCAGTTCTCTAATAGTTGGTTTAAATCCAGAGTCTGTGACCATCTGCTTACATAATGATTTCAGAACATTACGTGTCTCAAAGTTAATGCTTTCATAGTCGTAAGCTTCCCAGTCAACATAATCTGGCAAACTGAACATAGCATCGAGGTAATATGTTACCAGCATGTCACGAATCTGTGTCAGCTTAGGAAGGTGTGTACTATTGTCGAAAGCTCTAGGCTGGCTGATGATATCGTGTGTAGAGGTTGCATACAGATACTCTAATGTTTCTCTAGCAGAATTGTACCATCTATCCTTAGCACTCTCCCAGCTGATGAATTTATCTGCAATAGCTGATGCAAGACTATCAGGCTGCTGCAGTTCTTTAATGTCTATTGTTCTTGGCATAGTTTCTCCTTATACTCCACCAAATCTTGATAACACTCTTACTTCCTTAAACTTCTGGAAGGTTCTCTGTTTAGGTGCTACAGCAATACTGATAGCATCTGCTAAAGCATTCTTTACGTCGTCATGAGCTGGCTTCAGCTGTTTCAGCTCTTCTTCAAGTATTTCACAGTTTCCGCCACGATAGTGAAAGATCTTATGGTCTTCATACAGAGGTCTTAACACAGCCATTACACGCTCCTCTTTCTTTGTCTGAGGTCTGTAATCTTCTATCACAAGTCTGGTGGAGTTCTCTGCCAGCTTATCTTTAAGAGCTGTAACAATAACTTGTTGTGCTACTGTAACCTCTGCTCTCAGCTTTTTAAGGTTGTACTTCTCGTGTAAGGCTATGACGTGGCTGTAGTAGTCCTGTATTCTATCTGTCTTAAATCTATCTATATCCAACACATACCGGTTATTGTCAGGGTCTACACCAACTACTACAATAGCACTGCTATCAGCTCTGTGTGCAATACTGAAAGCAAAGTCGATAGCAGCGTAAACATTCAGTGGACGGTCTTTTAAGTAGTACACACCAGCTCTGGTGACAAGATGATCACGGTTGTAGTATTCAAACATATCAGTTGTGATAAGAGCACTGCCTTCATCATTAGGATCATTGTAGTACTGCGCATAGAACTGTGATTTGTCTACATAGCCTGCTTTAATACGTGCTAGTTCTTTAAAATCAAACCCATAATACTTACCATCTTTACGCTTCTGCCTATTCCAGAGGAACTCTCCGTTCTCTTCAACAGACTTTTGAAGGATATCCCATTGAGGTTCTTTACCAATCAGCTCACCATGGTCATCATAGATCTCTTCAACAGTCTCTTGCATGGTGGCGTAGATATCTTTAGGATGATAACGGGTGCCTACAGCCAGTATTTGACCACCTGGATTAAGAATTGACTGAAGCTGTGAGTACTGTGACATAACTTGTCTACGTCCTTCTTCAGTATTGTTCTTAGGCACCACCATATCATCTAGAATAATCAGGTCACAGTGTGCACCAGTGATGTTAGTAGTCAATCCACCAGCTTTAACAGTGCTATCACGGGTACCTTCAGCCTTTCTTCGAGGATCATCAACACAGATCTCTGTTGTAGTCCATTTTTCACGCTTACCTTCATCAGCATTCACCAGTTCTGGCCAGTATCTTCTTACAATGGTGCTATCTAACGTAGCTTTTATAGTTCTTAACTGAGATTCTGCCAGATCTGATGTAGCTGATAAGTACACAATACTGATACTAGGGTCTGCAACAACCCTCCAACAGGCATACATAGCCGCATAAAAGCTCTTTCTGTGTCCACGTGGATATAGCACCAGTCTGTAAGGCTTCAGTTCAGGGTTTGTAAGGAACTTACACAGCTCTTCGTGACACACACCCATGACATTATAAGGTGCAACCAGCTTTACAAAGGTGATGAAGTCTCGTTCAGCGAGCTTTCTGATCTCTTTTATAGCTTCTGCAGTCACTTAAGTTACTCTTTCAGCCGTGCAATGTCTGCTAACAGGTCAGATGTAGGTACTTCATCAGCTACTACAGGCTTCTTAGGTCTCCCAGCACCAGACTTTTTAGCAGGTTTGTTGTCTTTCTCTACCAGATACTTAAGAGCTGTGAAAGAATTCTTGTTAGAGCTGTCAAAAGCAGTCTCTACAATCTTACACATAGCCTCTGATGTCAGCTTAGCAACAGCTCTCTTCTTCCATTCAGGGTACACATCACGTAATGTTTGAGATTCTTTAACAGCTTCCCAGTGCAACACATCGCCTTCAAAGGCATCTCTGACAAAAGAATACTCTGTAGGATCCTGATAGTGGTCCATGAAGAGTTTCTCCATGCTGTAATAGCCATCATGGTCTTCTGGTTCTAGTGTGAAAGTAGGTTTGTATGGAGTTGGTCCATTCTTATTACCATAAGTGCTGTCAACAAATATCACATTGGTGTAGTACTTCTGATTCTTTCTAATGTCTTTCCAAACTACTTTAGTCATAACAATTCTCCTTGTGTTCTAGTAACACACTAATCAAAGATTACCGAAGCATCTTCAATGCTGATACCAATTATAGCACAAGTGATAGACAATGTCAAGTATTTTCAGCAAATCTACCCAAAGACCGATCGAAGATTTGTCAACACTTACGCTAAGGCCCTTTTTTTGACCGTACAGAGGTTTTTCATCAGTTTGGCTACAACCCCTGCTGACAGTATGGACATAGCCACTCACAGGGCTTCCTACGGGCTTACAGAGGCTAATCAAAGATTACCCAAGCTATGCTAGGGCATGGCAACAGTTCTGACGGAAGAACTTTGTCCAGTCTGATGCAGAGCATTGACGGACTTTGTCCAGTCTGATGCAGAGCATTGACGGACTTTGTCCAGATCTGTTGACGTAATATTGAAAACATCAAACAGCCTTAACCCCCGCGTGCCCGTGCTTATATCAGCTTGCAAAAGACCTGCCGGCAGCTGTCATCATCTGTCGTCGGTTTGTTATCATCTGATATCAGACTTTGGCAAGGCTTGCTGCTGTCTGTTTGCTGTCTGTTTGCTGTCTGTTTGCTGTCTGTTTGCTGTCTGTTTGCTGTCTGTTT